CTCAGGGAGCGGACCGCGCGGGCCGCGCCGCCGAGCTTGGGCCGGCTCGCCAATGGCCTGCGCCGTGGTGCGGGCGGGGAGACTTGAACTCCCACGTCCTCTCGGACAACAGATTTTGAGATTGCGGGTTTTCCCGCAATTCCAACAACTTAACAAAAAGCGCCGCAGTCAACTGCGGCGCTTCGGCGTGTTCTACGCGTCCTTGCGTAGCAGCCCAAGCTCGTAGTGGCCTTCTAGTAGATGGGCGCCCAGGGCGCCTTTGGCTGCCCGTCGAGCTCGACGACCAGCGGCCACGGATACTCGGTCATGCGGCGCCCCGCTGGTCGAGCACGGCCGCGGCACTGCGGCCGATGAATTCGGCATAAGCGGGCGGTACCGCCTGCGCGACCTCGTCGCGCGTCGCCGGCCAGTCGATTCCCATTGCGCGGGCCCGCGCTTCAGTCGTGTGCCAAGCATTAGCGGCGACCGGGGCATGGTTGCTGCGCCCTCCCCCGGCGACGCAGCTGTAGCCGGCTGCGATCATGCCGCGCCTGATCCGCGAGGGCGGCGCGAGACCCGGCCACCAGCTCGTTTCGAACCATCGGCGCCGGACGACCCGGAGCGCGGGAAACATCGTGCCGTCGAGGATTAGGTCGGGGCGCAGCGGCGCGAACGGGACATTCTCGATGACCGTCAGTGCGCGCGCCAAGCCGAGCATCCTGCGGACGGCGGGGATCAGGTTCGGGTGATGCACGCGGCCGGCAGCCCGCGCCGCAGCGTTCGCCGCGGAGAACGCCTGACAGGGCGGGCTCGCCCAGATCAGCGCGAAATCGTCGCGGCACAACGGCGGCGCCAGCGCGTCGGCTCGGATGAACCGAAAGGGGTAGCGCGGTTGCGGGCGGATATCCACGCCGGTCACCTCGAAGCCAGCGCGCGCCAAGCCGACCGAGGCCCCGCCGACCCCGCAAAAGAGGTCAAGCGCTTGCCGCATCGTCGTTCTTCGGAGGCCAGATGGCATCGGCGGCAGGGCAGGGCGCCTTTGTTGGCCGGGTCGATAGAATGGTGCGATTAGTGCGCCGCGGGCGGCGGCAAGGGGCCTGGCGCTGGCGGTGTCACGTCAGCGCTGCCGCCGCTGCCGCTGCTGCCGGCGCTGGGCGGATGCTGCCACAGCGCCGCCAGGCTGGTGCAGATCGTGCCGAGCCCGGATAATACGATCGCGAGCACCATCCACGCCATTACCGGGTTCTTCCACATTTCTTAAGCTCCTCGTGCTCTAAAACAGCCGCAAACGGGTCTCTGATGCGTTTTTCTGTGCCGCCGGTACCTCACCCCTCAGTGCGCCAAAAACTTCAACAGCGCCTCGCCCAGCGCGGCGACCGTAGCGCCGAGTACCGCCGAGACCACGATCGCTGTGCGCACGGCTGCCTCGTGGCCGGCTTCGATGCGGGCTAGTTGCTTCATCAGCTCGCCGATCTCGCGATCGTGCCGCTCGCTCACTTCCAGGATGCGCTCGTCCTGCCTCGCATGGGCCCGCTCGTCGGCCGCCAGGTGATCGTCAATCCGGCTGTCGAGCCGCGCGCAGGCGCTGACCAGCGCGCGCACGTCGCCGCGCAGCTCGCCCAGCTCGGCAAGGATGCGATGCAGTGCCTCGTCCATCATCATCAGCTCGCGATCAGCCCCAACAGTTTCAGCGCTCGCACTAGGTCGAAAACGGTATAGGCCTGCGATCCCACGCCGCCATCCCACGCGGTGTCATAGAGGGCCGGGCTGGCGCTGCCGCCAGTGTGCGGGTTGTAGCCGTGGCCGCCGGTCGGCTGCGCCACTGGGGTCACACCGAACCAACCGAACACAGCGCTGCTCGGCGCGCTTAGTCCGTCTTGGATCGTCACGATCCCGGTGGACCGCTGAATCGAGATCGGGTTGTCGATCGCCCCGCCGGCGTCGTTGTAGCGCGTAACGATCAGATCGCTGCCGCTGTTGCCGCCGCTCTCGGTGGCGTTGTTCTTGGCGATCTGCCAGCGGAAGGTGCTGGCCGATTTCATTTGGGTGGCGGCCGTTTGGCCGGCCGCGGCGTCGAGTTGCAGCACCGCGTCGAGCCCGCTCCCGGGCTTGATCCACACGCCGCCGAACGGGCTCGTCCCGGTGAATAAATCCTCCCAGATCGCGGCGGCGGCGGCGGGGCCGGCAATCAGCGGATTGCTCGTGCCGGGGTTGCAGCCCACAAAACGAAAATAATCAGAGGCGGCCTGCATCTGCACGAAGGCGCCGCCGCCGCTCGATCCGACAAACTGGCCGCCGAGATAGGTGTTCCTCGATGCGGTCGTGACGTCCACAAGGATATTGTTGCCGGTCGCCGAGACGTTCTCGAGGTCGGCGCCCACGATGATATTGCCGAACGAGTATCCGGCCGTCCAATGGTGGCAATAATCGGCCGTCGAGTGCGAGCCGCCGATCATTGAGAATTGCACCTGGCGGAGCCGGAGCGCGTCGCCATGGCCGGCGCAATTGAACTCGCCCCACAATATCCCGTTCAGGAAGCTGTTAGCCTCAACTGCGCACGCCGCCGCTGATGTCGAGTTGTTCTGAACGTTGAAATCGTAGCCTATCCGGCTGGTGTTGATCGGGTCCGAGAAATCCTCGTGGCCGATCTGCACCGCCGGGCCGGCAACGTTCGCGATTATCGTGAGGCCGTCGATCGTGAGCCGGAAGATGTCGGCGCTGGCGCCGATCAACAATGCCGGTGCCGCGTTAACGGTTGAGAAATCTAGGCGGGTCAGGCCCGAGCCGGCGCCGGCAATACAGATCGGGCTGGTGCGGTCGCTCGAGACGTTCCAATATTGCGGGGACGCAAAGACGTAGTGGCCGGCCGGGATTTGCACGGCGGCGCCGGCCGTGATCGCAGCCGCGATGCAGTTGTTGAATGCGCCGTCGCTCGCTGTGGCGCCGGTCGGGTCGGCGCCCCAATCCAGCACGCTATAGGGGCCGCCGCGGATGTCGAGGTTCCATCTGCCGCTGCCGGGGTTGCCGGTCGGGTTGATGACGGCGCCGCCGTCGTCGCTGCGGCTGTCGGCCTGCTGCCACGTGTAGAGAACCATCGGCTTGTCGCCGGCGGTGTAGTAGCCGGTCAATACGGCTTGCTCGCCTGGCGCGCCGATCGTGGCGCGCAGCGCGGCCATGTTGGCCACAAAGTTCCCGGTCGTAAAGCTGCCGGCCGGCGGCACGACAATGACGTTGCCGGCGCTGTCGAAGCTGACCAGCTGTCCGGCGCGAGTCGCAACCGGCGGCAGGGTCATGTTGGGCGCCGAGGGCGGCGGCGGGTCCGTCCATGGCGCGCAGATCGCCCGCTGCAGCTGATCGTCGAGGTACTGGCTGATCATCGCGCCCTTGTCGAGGGCGGCGTTCAGCACGCCGGCCGGGAGCGGGTCGTTCTCCGCGAAGGCGACGAGCTGAGTGATCGGCGGCTCCCGCCACAGGGTGACGGTGTAGCCGGCGGGCGGTGCGGTGTTGAAGGCCACTGTGGCGCCCGACAGATACTCGCCGGTCTGCGGATCGGGCGTGCCGATCACCTGGTAATCGTAGGTGCCGCCGCCGTTCAACACCACCGTCACCGGCACCTGCGCGGCACCCATCGTCAGCGCTACGCTGATATCGGCGGGGGCGGTGAATACCACCGGGAACGGGAAGCCGGTCGTCGTACCATCGCCGGCATATTGGAAGCGGTCGAGGGTGTTTGTGACGGTCATTTTTGCCCCGCGTCCTGCGCCTTCGCTTGGAGTGCCTGGGTGACGATTGCCGGATACATCCCCATGACGATATTTCGCGCCGCCTCGCGGCTGTCGGCGATGGTGTGGCGGATCAGCTCGACTTGCTGGGTGACGGCGAGGGTGTGGAAGTTTGGCAAGGTCACCAAGGCGTCGAGCCGCATCTTGGTCAGCCGACCCGCAATTCGCGCGTAATCGTCGTATTGCTGCGGGTCGAGGTCCACGCCGCGGATCTTTGGGCGCAGCCTGGCGATCCCGATCTGTAGCCGTTCCAAGGTCAGCACGGTGGGGTCATTGGCGTAGCGCGCCAGCGGCGCGCCGGCGGGAATAGGCTCGCCGAATACATCCCGCATCAGCGGTAGGGTCTCGCGCAGGAACGGTATCCGCTCGCGCGCGGCATCGAAGATGCTGCGCGCCTCGCGCTGATAGGGATCCATCTGACGTGCGGTCTGCCCTAGGCCGATCGAATAGGGCAACCAGTTGACTACGAAGTTCCTGACAAATCTCGGGCCGTATTCCTCCCAGTGATAGACGGCATCGAGCGCGTCTTTGAGGCCGCGCATGAAATTGTCGTCTAGGACAGCGCGGCTGACGCCGTTCAAAAAGCTGACCGCGAGCTTCTCGCCGTCGTTTTGCCGCCAGCCGGCGGCGGTCTCGTACATGTTCGCCGTGAATCTCATGAGCATGCCGAGATGGCCGAGCCCCATGAACGGGATCGTGATGTCGCCGATCGTCAGCGTGTTCGGTCGATGGTTGAGCCGCCAGACCGCGCGCTGCGCGGGGTCGTCCGGGCCGTCGCCGGTGATCAGCCCCTCGGCCGCCATGCCGACTGTGACGCCCATCAGCGCCACGCCGGCGCTGATCCGGGCGGCCTGTAATTGCGCGGCAGGGCCGCCGCCGGCCAGGCGGCCGCGGACTGTGGGCGAGGCGAGGCCGAGCGGTGTGTGCTCGATGAAAGCCTGGCGCGTGATCTGGCTGCCGATCCGCAGGAACGGGATCACGATCTTCGCCAGGATGTTGCGATCGGTCGCGCGCACCAAATGGCCGGCAAAGCTGTCGTAATCTACCGGGCTCATATACAGCTCGCGCAGCGCGGTTGATGTCGCCTCCTCGACCATTGCCGGGGTCGGGCTGCGCTCGAGATAGGCGACATGCCGGGCAAAAGCGTCGCCCTCGAGGCCGCGCGCCATAGCGTCTCGGTAGGCTAGCCCTTGGATTTGCTGCTCGTAGCGCAGCGTCTTAAAGAACGAGTGGATCGCGGACACAGCGCGGGAAGGAACGCCGATGGCTCGGCTGAACGGGCCGAGCGGCGCCGCGGCCACCCCGGTGACGCTTGACGGCGGCCGCTCGCCGCGCAGCGGGCCGCTGTAGCCGGTCCGATAGGCCTCGATCGCGGCGCGCCATCCATCCCTCGATCCTTTAAGCAGCGCATAAAGCTGCGCGCCGGCCTCGCCGAGAAAGACGCGATTTTCGGCGGCGGTCATCTTGCCGTAGGCGGCGGCCAGCGGAATTTCCACCAGCGGTGTCCATAGCGCATTTAAGGCGTTGCCGACGCTATATCTCGCGTGAGTAAAGGGGCCGCTGATTAATGCGTTTATGTAATAATAAAGCACCGCCCTCGTGATTTTCCCGCCCGCCGTGTCGGTAACAAAGCGGGATACTTGGGCGGGGTCGCGGAACGACACGCCGCGGCGCGCCATTTCCTGTAATTGGTAGAAAGTTCGGCCGGTGTTCTGACGCAGGAACTCGTTGATGTCTTCCGGCGCTTCGCTCGCGAGCATCTGCAGCGCTCGGCCGGCGCGGCCCCACTCCGCCGTGGCTTGCGCCACCTTGCCTTGTATCATCTCGAGGCGCGCGATGCTGCGCGCCAGTGCGACGGTGTCCTGCTCGGCGTCCTGGCCGGCCATCAGGGCCGCGCGCACCCGCACAAAGCCCTCGTATACCTGCACCGCGGCGGCCTTGAGTAATCCGCGGGCGGCGCGGATTTCCTCGGCGTTGAATGCCTCCCCGATCCGCTTGGCGTCGAGAAAGGCCGGATCGCGGCCGAGCGCCTGGGCAAGATCGAGGATTTCGCCGTCCGACATGCGGCCGCGCCGCTCGGTCCAAAAATCGCTATTGCGCTCGGCTACGTCCCGGATCACCTGATCGACTTGTTCCGGCAGGTCGAGCAGGTCGAGCCGGATGTTGCCGGCCTTGTCGATCAGGTCTGATCCGGGCGGGAGACGGTCGGCGCCAGGTCTGCCAGGGCCTGGCGCCGCATTCTGGCGTGATCCAGCCCCAGCGCCAGGTCGGCTTTGTCGAGCGCCCGCTTGTAAAGAGCCTTGATCTCCGGCGGCAGGTCGGGATGGTGCAGTGCCGCCAGCGCTCGGCGGTAGACGGCCGTAAGCCTCTGCCTCTGCTCGCTCTTCATTCTCAAGGTCCTCCCATGTGCGCGGCGGCCCAGCAAAATAATCGGGTTCCCAGGCGTCGCCGCGGCTTTCCGCCCACTCCTGCGCGCGGCGCTCAGCTTCCGCGATCTCGGCCTCGGTCGCGTCGCTCAGCGATTTCTCCAGCTCGTCGGCTTCCTCGCCGCGAAGCATCTCGGCCGTCAGGTTCAGGAATTGCTCCTGGGTGAAATCGCGCGGATCGACGCCCAGCATCTGGCCGAGGCGATCGATCTCCCGATTGTGTTGGATCGCGGCCTCCCACGCCGCGAGCTTGTCGCGATCTGCCTCCGAATAAACCGGTTGGCCGTCGGTCAGCTCGCGCTCCAGATGTTGGAGCAGCACCCTGATCTCCGGCCGCTCGCGGCCCGGTAAATAGCCGGCTTCCCACGCTTGTAGCGTCGCCTCATCGAGCGGCATGCCGCGGCGGTTGATCAGACCGGGCTTGCGCCGCAGGTAGCGGGTCAGCTCGCCGTCCTGGTTCTGCACACCGCCCGCCCGACGCAGGAATTCGCTGAGCGTTACCGGCGCCGGGGGCACCTCGGCATAGGGGCTTTGCGGCCGCCGACTCAGCGGGCGCAGCGTAACCGTTATGCCTGGTTGGGGCTGCTCTCCAGGTGCGCGATCGCCTTGCGTCTCAGTTTGATTTCCGCCCTCGCCGATCGCTCGAGGAGCCGGAACACCGCGCGATCCGACATTGAATATTTCGGGTTCATCTGCGCCACCGTCAGCCACCTGACTTCGTGGTGCAAGGCCTCGATCTGCCGCTGGTGGTGCTGGATGCGGTCGCTCTCGCTCCCGATCATTCTGGGCTCCCTCGCTTAGACGGTCGGCCGCTCGCGCGCGCGCCTCGCTGACCTGCTCGGCGATCTCTTCGGCGTCCTCGTTCCGCGCTTGCTCCGCGGCGTCCTCGATTGCTGTCGCCAGATCGGGAACGCGCTGCTCGGGAGCGATGACCGGCTCGACGGGTGCCGTGGTCAGCATCCGGTCGAAGATCGCGCGCAGCTGCGGCTCGACCGGCGCCCGCACGCGGTTGAGCGCGCGATAGGCTTCCGTCAGCCATAGCCGGAACTGGGCGAATACGCTGGCCAGGCGCCGCGACGGCGCTACGCCCTCCAGCAGATAGGCCTCGAAATTGCGCGCGAAGCGCTCGTGTGCCGCGCGGGGCAGTGGGCCGGTCGGTTCCTGCGCCCAGTCGCGAACCGTGCGCGCGTCGGCGCGGAGTTGCTCGGGGGCTTCGGGCCGCTCGGCATCGGCAAGCAGCTGCTCGAGCCATTGGTGGGCCGTCTCGTGCACAAAAGTTGAGGCGTCGGCGCGGCGGAACAAGGTCACGATCGCGCGGCCGTTCCGCATCACAGTGCGGCCCCGCGCCACGCCTCGCGGGCCGCCCTGTTCGGCGCCTCGGATGGTCGCGGCCTCACGCGCATAGAGGTCTTCGGCCGTGCCAAGCCGGCCCTGGAAGCGCTGCGCGCGGGTATCGTAGTAGGCCGTCACGATCTGCGCCGCGGCTTGCGCTTCGTCGGCTGGCCGGCCGGCGGCCATCAATTGCCTCGCTACGTCGGCGGCAATCCCGCCGGGCGGTAATGGTAGCGTCGTCGTCGGGCGCGGCGGCGGAGCCTGCGGCGGCGGAGCCTGCGGCGGCTGAGCCTGCGGCGGCGGAGCCTGCGGCGGCGGAGCCTGCGGCGGCGGCGGCGGTCGCTCGAGTGTCTCCGGCGTGGCTTGCTCAGCGCTTATCTCCTCGGGAACCATCTGGCGCGCCTGGCGGTAGATCGCCGAGACAGCCTCGGCAAGATCGCGCATCTGAAAATCGGTCTGCATCAAGTCCTGCCGCACCCGCGCCATTTCGGGCGTGTCATGGCCGAGGTAATCCTCGATCCATGCCGAGCGCTGCGCTTGCAGCCGGTCAAGCCGGTCTTGCAGGATCGCGCGGCGGCGCGCGTCAGCGGCGGCGATCTGCTCCTGCAGCCGCGGAATCCGCGCGCTGCCGGGCGCCAGCTCCTCCGCCTGGCGGGAGCGCAGCTCGCTCAATTCGTCGAGCTGCTGGCGGAAGATCGCGCGCTGCTGTTTGAGCCGGTCGTATTGCTCCATCGTCTGGGGGTCGATCGAGCGCGCCGCCGCGTGCACGTTGATCTGCGGTGCCGGCGGCGGCTCGCTCTCCGCCACCGCGATCGCCGCCGGCGGTGCCGAGGGCGGCTCCGCGGGTGCTTCGGTCGGCGGTTCGGCCTCTGCCGGCCGCTCCGGCAAGCCTTTCCATCCGGCCTCGCCGTGTCCAATCACTCGCGCCGCTTCGGCGGCCGCCAGCCCGGCGCCCGGCACGTTGGGCAGCCCGGTGAAACTTGCGGCGGGAAAGGCTTCCATCGCCGCCGCGATCGGGCCGCCGATCAGCGGCGCCGCTTCGGCGAGCCCGCGGGCGGTCGCGTAAGGCAGGCGCGCCGCCGCGTCTACTGCCGTCAATAGCGGCCGCAACAGCGCCTCGTTGATCTCGCGCATGATCCCGGTCTGGCCGCGCTGGTAATCCGGCAGAATGCCGGCCTCGCGCAGCGCTCGCGTCGCGGCCTCGCCGGGCGGCGAGGCACCCCACCCTTCACGGAACCCGGCGGCGAATTTCGAAAGGCCGAGCGCCTCGTCCAGGGCGTGGCCGATCGGCGCCAGCGTCGAGGGCGGCGCGTCAAAGGGATTGGCTTGTTCGGGCGGGGCGTCGAACGGATTGGCCATCCGCTACCGCCCCATCGGCGCCGCGACGCCGGCGGCGGGACCGAGCACCTTCGCCGCCGCGCCGGGGCCGAATTTCTGGTCGAACGCGGCGCGCCATTCGGGGTGCTCGCGCAGCCGGTCGATTGCCCATTGCGGCGGCTCGCCGGCGCCGGGAAGGTCCGAAAGCAATTGCTGCAGCGTGCGCTGATAGGGCTTCAGCACCTCGGGCTTGCCGTAATAGTCCGGCTTGCTAGGGTCTAGCAGGTCGTTCGGGTCCTTGCCCGCCTTACGGTATTCGTCGATCTTCCGATCGAGCGCATATTCGTATTCGTATAGGCGTTCTTTCCCCGTCAAATCCGGGATTCCGCTTAGAATGCTTCGGTCGATCTGCGGCTCGATCGCCTTGATGAATTCCGCCTTTCTCTTGGCGAATATCTCGCCGGCTGGCGAGCGAATATTGATGAACTCGTTTCGCACAAAATCGAAATCGGATTTTGTCAGCCGGCCAGCGATCAGTGCATCATAGATCGGATCAAGCGAGGCGATGCGATTGGGGTCATCGGCGGGCAGCCTGATCCGTTGGATGAGCTGCATCGCCTCGGCGTGGCTGGGCCCCGGCGGCGGCCCCGCTTGGCCGCCGCTGCGCACGACGGCGATCATTCGCAGCCGTGCCTCGGGGTCGGAGGCAAAGGCGGGATCGTTGGCTACGTCCTGCGCGGCGATCTTTGGGTGGCCGCTATAGGCGTCCTCGATGATTTCGTTTTCCCGCGCCTCGCGGGCGGCCTTCTGCTGCTGCGCCTGTATCCGTTCCTGGCGCAGCTGGTCCGCCTCGAGGGCGGCGTAATTGGCGCGGGCCTCTTCCTTGACGCGCAGCGCCGTTTCGGGGTCGAGCCCCATCTGGTCGATCCGGTCATAGGCGGCGGTGAGGCTGCGCTGCGCGAAGGTCTCGCGCCAAGGCGCATAACCCTCCGCGCCGAACGCCGCGCGAAACACCCGGTCCTGGCTCGCCGGCGAGAAGTCATGAATGCCAAGCGGCACGGCGTATTTGCGCCAGGTGCCGGGCTCGAACTGATAGGCGCCGGCGGCGTGGGTGATCCCTGCCGGCCCCGGCGCGCCCGCCCATTGCGGAAAGCCGGTGTCGTCGTGCGGCGCGTTGCTCAGATCGACGCCGCCATAGCCGGTGGTGTAGCTGCCGCCGCTTTCGCGGGTCTTGATCAGCTCGGCGGCGGCGTTGGGGTCGCTCGGCAGTTGCGCGGGCAATCCGATCCCGCTGCTCAGCACCTCGCTCAAGGCTTTCACGCCGCGCGCGCGATCGATCTCCGGCTGCAGCGCAGCGCGCTGGGCCGGGCTGATCTGGCCATCATACTGGCCGCTGTCCAGCTCGGCGAGAGCCCGTTGAGGATTTTCGCGCAGATCGCGGCGCAATACCGAGGCGTTGACCTGGTCCCGGAAGCGCTCTAGCCGCTCCTCGCCGTGCTCGCCGTACATCCAGCCGGCGGCGACGGCGCCCTTGATCGCGGCGGCGGCGCTGTCGATGATGCTGGCGCGCGCCGGCGCATTCGGCGCTTGCATCGCCATTGCCGCGTAGCCGGTCGGGCCAAAGAGCTGCTCGTCGAGCTGCGCGCGGTGCGCGCTGGCCTCGAGCGCAAACGAGCGGTTTTGAACGCCCAGCTGCGACCAAATCACGTGGCTGTTCAATTGGCGCAATACCAGCGCCTGCACTTCCGGGTCCTCGGTCTGTCCGGCGATCTGGTCGCGGATTTGGCGCGTCTCGGCATCGAACCCGGCGATCGCCTGCCGTGAATCCGGGATCCTCGACCACTTCTCCTGTGCTTGCGAGATTTGCGACATCGCGGTGAACGCCAGGTTGCTGGCGGTCTTCTGTCGGATGGCGTCTGCGTATTGCGTGGCGAACTGCCGGGCTTCCGCTGAGATTTGCTCGCCGCCGGCGGCGGTCGCAGCCCCGGCGATGCCGAAATAAGCCGGGCTCGCCTCGGCGCGCAGCTCGCCGGCGGCAAACGGCGTGCGGCCGGGATTGAAGTCGGTGGGGATTACCGGCATCAGTAGCTTACCCGGCCGGAGAAGTCCTGATTGACGGCGCTGCTGCCGAACAGCGGGGCGGCGGCCCGCGCCGTCGCGCCAAGCCCCGTCAGGATCGTGGCGCCGGCGCGGATTTGCCCGGCCTGTTGCGCCTGCTGCGCCTCGATCCGGTAAAGCTGGGCCTGGTTCAGGTTGCCCGTGGCCGCCACGGCACCGCGGTACAAGTCGAGCTGGCGCGTCAGCTCGCCGGTTGCGGCCTGGTCAGCCATCACCTGCAGCGGAGAGCCGCGCGTCACGTCAACGCCGCTGGCGCCATAACTCGCCGCTATCTGCCCTAGGGTGCGCTCTGTTTGCGCCTTGTCGATGGCGGCCTGGGCGGCCGCCTGCGCCGTGGCGATCTGCGCATTCTGCTGTTGGATTTGCGCGTTGGTCTGAAGGGCCGCGGCCTGGCCTTGCCCTTCGCTGGCGGCGCCGGCGGCCGAGATCGCGGAGCCGATCGTCGTGGCGGCGGCGGTCGCCGCTAACAACGCCTCGCCGATCCCGAAATCAGCCATCGCGCCGGGCCGTCGAGAAGCGCTTTTCTTGCACCGTGCCGTCGGGCCGGTGACGGGTCCAGCGCATGGTGTGGAAGCCGGCGGCGCGGAGCGCTTGCGCGATCGCCGCGAAATCGTCGGGCCGCGGCGTGGCATGCGACAGCGCTTTCAGTGTCGCCACGCCCTCGTCGCCGCTGACAGCAAGCGCGAGGTCGAACGGGTCGCCCCACTGGTTGCCGTGCCGGTAGACGCGGATGACGCCCGCGGTTGGCTCGAAGTGCGCTGTCATGGCCGGCCGTATCGCGGCGCCACGCGCGCCCAGCATTCATAATCCGCGCCGTCCGGCCCCCATCGGCGATGCACGCCCTCGCAGGTCATGCCTAGCATCAGCCCGAATTTGTTGCGCCAACGCGCATCGGCGCGCACGAACATCTGTATCCGAGCGAGGTGCGGCAGGGTCTGCCAGCGGTCGAGGCGGCGGCGCGCAGCCGTCAATATTCGCAGCACCATCCGCGGCGCGCATGCGTCAGCCAGGATCAGCCACGCTTCGGCGTGTCCCTCCCAGTACGGAACGAGGCCGCCGGCGGCCACCGGGAAGCCGTCAACCGTCACGGCATAGCCGTATTCATTGCAGTGCCGCGCCTCGGCGGCTGCGTCGGCGCCGAACAACTTAAGCGTCTGATGGCGCAGCGGCCGCGCTACCAGCGCCTGGTGCAGCTCGGGGGTGAGCGGAACGATCGTCAGCTCGTCACTGCGCGGTGATGGGGACATCGCCAACCTCGACCGACGCGTTGATCGATAGCACTGTCAGCGGCAAGGGGCCGTCCTGGGTCACGATGACCTGGCCCTCTCGATCGAAGCCGCCTGGCGCGTCGAGCCTGCGGATTCCGGAGAAGAGCGGCGGCGGCACGTTGAGCGGGTTTGCTGGCTGTCGCCAGGGCAGCCGCTCGACAATGTCGCTGACCTGGCCGGATGTCGGATCGGTCAGCCGGCGGCCGAAGATCGCGCCGACCGTCTCGTAAAATCGCAGATAGAGGTGCACCAAGCGCTTGGCCTTGCCGCGCGCGGCGGCAAAAGCGGCGCGCTGCGCCTCGAACGGCTCCGATACCAGCACCGGGGTGTAGGGAAATCCGGCGACCACATAGCTGGCCGGAAACTGCAATTGTATCTCGCCCGGGGTTGGCGCGCCCGGCACTACCTGCTCGCCGAAGTCGGCGCCATCGGCCAGCACCCGCACCGTTTCGCCGACGGCGTAATCCAGCCCGCTGAAGCTCGATCGTGGCGCAGTACAACTCCACTGCCCGCTGGCGGCGGGGGCGAGGCTCAACAGCGGCGTGGTGACCTGCGCGGTGACTGCGGTGGTCGAAATCGCGCCGGTTACCACCGCCCGGCCACCATTGACGCGGATCATCTTTCCCAAATCGGGGGCGCCCCCGGAAAACACCGGCGCGTTGGCGCTGAAGGTGCCGGTGCCGGCCCACGCCGGCGTCATGGTCAGCGCGGCCGTGCCGGGAAGCGGGCTCGTTCCGCTCAGCCCGGAGATTGTCAGCGTGGCGTCAGGATAGGTGAGCGGGGAGGCGATTGCGCAATCGAGGAACCATGCCTGATCTTGCGGCATGGCGTCGTAAAATCGTGTCATCACCTCGATGGTGCGCGTGGGCCGGCCGGCGACCGTGCGCAACACCACAAGCCACAGCTCGTCATAGGTTCCATCGGGAGACGGGATGACGCATCCGCTCTCGACGATTGGCGGGCCGCCATAGTACTGGCCGCCGAGCACGTGCTGCGAGGGCGCCCAAATCTGTTGATCACGGTCGTAGGTGATCGAGATGAGGCCTCCCTCGTTCCGCCCCGCCCAGATCACCTGGTGCGGCGATTGCTGATAGGCCATCCAGCGCAGGCCCCAGCTCGTCGGCGGCGTTCCCGGCGGCCCGCGGGTGATGTGCTCGCTTTCCGCTGTCTTGTCCGGCGCCAGGTAGCCGAAGGCTTGCCAATAATAAGCCCACTCGCGGATTTTTCGGCCCGTCACATCGGCGAACAGCACTGCCTTGCCGATCCGCAGGGGCGGCACATTGGCGGCCGAGCCATAGGCCGTTTCCTGGTACACCTGTACGTTCGTGGCGCTCAGGGCGGCCGACGTGGTCGCCGCCTGCAAGATCGCCTCGCTGCCGGAGGTGCCGAGGCCCAGCTGCAGCGCCTCGGCGCTGCCGGCGGTGATCACCCATCGCGCGGCGTTGATCTGGCCGTTGCTCGAGGTGGTGTCGATCACCCAATAGAGGCCGTTCGATGGAGTCACGGTGCCATCGGCGTTCGTCGTGCCGAACACGTCGAAGGCACCGGTGTTCGAGAGCCACACAGCATTGGGGACCGCGGCGTTCCCAAAGAGCGTGAGCCGCTGCTGCCAGAACCCCACGACATAGGGATAGCCGAGGCTCGGGCCGAAGGCGCCTAGCTGCCATTCCGACGTGGGCAGGCCGCCCTGCGCCTGCGCCTGGGTCGTGATCGTGGCGGCCTGCAGGGTCGCGGTCACCTGCGTCGGGCTCATCACTGTGTTGATGACAAACCAGCACCATCCTGTGTTAGTGCCGTCTGTCGTGTTGATCCTCAGCGCGCGGCCGACGTCGCTCGCCTGGAAGCCGGCACCGCCGTTGATGCCGGCGGTCTGGCTCGCGGTGATCGTGGTTGGCGTCGCGCAGGCAAACACCTTGCCGCCTTGCGTCCACGCATTTTGGAATACCGAGTTGTTGAGGTCGAGATGCGTGCCATCGACTACGGTCACGGTCCACTGGCCATTCGCTTCTGTCGTTCCCTCCACAAGCGAGACCGTCACCGCCTGGCCGCTGGCGAAGCCGGTGGTGCTGCCGACCGTGAGCCGGATCGCGCCGGAACCGTTATTCGCGGCACCCGTTACCGCCTGCTGGTTGCCTGAGAGCGCTAGCGTCGTCTGCGGCACGCTGTTAAGGTCTGTATAGGGGCCGTCGAGCAGCGGATAGGTCTGATAACTCCAGGTCGTGGCCCCCGAGCGGGTGATGGTCGCGAGCGGGTATCCGGTGCCGTTGGGGCCGCCGGTACCGCAGGCAAGAAACAACGTGTCGGCCGATTGGGTGATGTGCACGTCCCAGATTTCGTTTGTCTGGTATGGCACTGCGATCTCGACCGGCGAGCCGCCGCTCGACACCTGCCCGTCATTGGCGTAGATGCGGACATAGCCGCCGCCCAGCTCGAGGGTGTAGGCCTGCACATGCGAGAAAATAAAGGGCAGCTGGCGCACCGCGAACGGGGCGGCCTGCTGGTCCTTGGCTAATGCGACGAACATCGTGCCGGGCCGCTTGGTCGCGCCGCCTTGCGGCATCGTGACCATGTTCCGCTCGACATCGAGGCCCTGGTAATATTTTTGGTAGTCGGTGCGGCCCTTCATGCGCGGCGACAGCTCGCCGGCGGTGAAGTTCGAGATTTGCAGGTCCTGCAGCATCAGAACCTGCTCCGCAAAAGCACGTCAACGTCCCACTCGACCGCGGCGTTCTCCTGCGCGCTGGTGGTGCGCGCGACCGCGAGCATGCCCTCGCGCGCCGCCTCCATGTCCTGCTTGATCTGCAAATCCTTGGCTAGCGGGATGGCCAGGGCAGCGGCCAGCGATTTGGCGATCGTCATCACCAGATCGGCCGTCATCTGCGTGCAATCCTGCAGATCGAAGATGTAGGTCAGCCGATACGGGGCGGCGTCCGGCGTCAACAGGCACGGGCCGACATTCGCCAGGTTGCGCACCCGCCGCCGGCCGACGCGGCCCCAATAGAAATCCTCGGGGCTATCGACAATCCGCAGGTAGTCGGCTGGGAGGGGGTAGGCGTTCCCCCATCCGAACGGCGGGGTGACGGTCGAGGCTGCGAGCAAGACGTCGCGCTTGGCGCAGCCCCACAGGCCATCTCTCAAGACCTGCCGCCGGACGTTGTGATAATACAAGGCCGCCTTCGCCGCGCGGTCGCTGCCGTCGGGCGGGAAAATCGCGCTGATCGGTTCCTCGCCGAGGTCGAGTAGCGCGAGATTTGCGATCGTCAACGGGCTGTCGTTGGCGGCCATTGCTTTTAGTCGATCGCGAAGTCCGTCATCACGACCAGCACGCCCGAGCCGGGCAGCGCGGCCGCCCCCACCGTCATCACGATATCCTCGTAGAGCGCGCCGCCCTCGCCGATTTTTTGCGGCATGAACGGCGTCACCTGGTTGCCGGTGACGCTGTCATAGCCGACGCTGATCTGCTGACCGATCGCCGCGGCGGCACCCACCAGGGTGGGCGTCGTGACCGTCAGCGTCGCGGCCGGTGCGAACACTGTCGCGTTGTTCGCGTCGCCAAAGCTGATCGTGGCGGTGCCGAGCGAGACCGAGCTAACCAGCGTGATCCCGAGAAACACCGCGTAAAGCGGGATCCGCGCGACCCCGATCACCGTTCCGTTGGCCTGGCCGGCCAGGTTGACGGTCTCGACAAAGGTTCGCTGCCGGCCGCCTACAAGGTTCACGGGCGGCAGTGTTTGGATGGCGCCGCCGGCATTGTTCACCAGCGCCGTCATCTGCGTACCCCATTGCGTGGCAATAGCCATTTGCGGCCTCCGCTGTTAGGCGCAGATCACTTCAACGACCCGAGCCTCCTCGAGGCGGGCCGCGCCGATCGACATGTCGCAATAGATATATTGGGCAAACCGCTTGTCGGGCCGCGGGCCGGCTTGCGGCGAGATGTCTTTCGCGACGCCGAGCCCGAGCCCCATGCGGCCCCACGCCATGCAGCGCGTCTGACCGAGCGCGTTCACAAGCAACCGCTCGGAGCGGATGATCTTGAATCCGAGGAACTCGTCTAGCTCGCCTCGGACAAGCGCTTTGACCGTGTTGTAGTCGCTCGAGGTGGCTTCCGTCGTGGCCAGCAGGTTGCCGAGCTGACGGCCGGTGGCGGCTAGATAGCGCTCCTCGTCCTCATCGACTTCCGCCTGGTCGAGGGCGACCTTCGCCGAGATCAGTTTCGAGATCGTCAGGCCGGCGTTGCCCGAGCCGTTGCCAAAGGTCCAGTCATTGACCGCGATCTGTGTCCCGCCGGGCTGCGCCGGGTTCGATTCGGTGTTGCCGTTCGGCCAGGTGATCGCAATCGAGCCCGCATGGCCGGCCCACGCGGTGCCAAAGCCCGCCGCGATAATTTCGTCGTCATAGGCGCGGCCAAGCGCGCGGCCGGCGTTCCGGGTGTAGTGGCTTTCGGGATCGATCAACAGCCGAACCTTGTCGAGCCGGTCGATCAGATCGCCCCAGTCGTAATCGTAGGGGGCGATCCGGCGCCTGAGCCACTGGCTATTCATCATCGGCGAATCGGCGTGCCGGGCGGTCACTTTTCGGGCCGCGGTCGGCGCCAGCTGCTCGAGGTAGGCGGCTTCGCCGGTGATCTGGTCCTCATAGACGTGTCCTTTGAAGCGGGACACGCGCTGCTGCGCCAGTTCCATCACGTTGGCGCCGAACTGCAGGACAAAGGACTCCGAGATCGTGAACGACATCAGGATCTCTCCTGGTACCGCAAGCTCTCCTTCCGGCTTGCGGGGGATGCGCGCCGCTGACCGGCGGCGCTACGGTTGCGACTGAGATCCCCGCTCCCGCTTCCGCACCCGGCGGTCGCCTCAGCGGACCCGTGTCTCGGCGATTTTACCTCTGCCGTAAGAGGGGCGTTGGCCGGACGCCTGAGCGATCCCCGGCCGCCGCTATCAGCCCGGGCTTTCGCCGCGCATCGCGGCGTTGCCCTCGGCCAACATATCGTAAAGCGCGCTCAGTTCAGCGATCGCGGCCTGGCGCGTGTTCCGGTCCCGCGAATAATAGCGCGCCCGGAATTGGGGATCGGCGCGCTTAGCGTTGATCTGCTGCTGGACCTCGGCCGGCGTCATCGCCGCCGCGCCTTCGCCAGCGCGGCCGATCAAGCCGTCTTCCTGCAGCTCGCGGCCGATCTTCGCGAAAACCTTGATCAGGGCGGGATGGTCGCCGAGGCCGGTGCGGTCAAGCTCGGCGATCAGCTCCGGCGTGCCGTAGTGCGCCAGAGCGGCTTGCGCTGTTTCGACGTTCTGCTCAAAGGCCGCGCCGCCGAATTCGGGATCGGCGCGCAGCTGGGCGATAGCCGCCTGCTGGCGCGTGGTTTCCTGCGCGCGGAACGCGTTATGCGCGCCGATCCGCTGCTCGTTCCACCACTGATAAAGCTGTTCGGCCTGACGCTGCGACAAGCCCAGCTCGTGCACCTTGGCGGTGAATGCCTGATGCAGGCTCTCGTCGAGGGTCAGGCCCTCGGGAAGTTGAGGCGCGGCGAATTTGTATTCTTCGGGCTTTTCCGGCCGGCCGAGCTTTTGCCAGAGGCGCGCCCACCCTTCGGCATCGTCGGGGCCAGGAATGACGACCATCGTTTCCGGGTCGCGGCCGATAAGCTTCGCCTGGTGGTAGGCTTTGAGCGCGAGGGTCGGGACATCTTTAATGTCCTTGAAATAGGCCTCGCCGCGGATGTTCTCGGGTACCTGCGCCAGGAACGCGGCGGTCGGGTCCTCGGGGGCCGCGGCTTGCGGCGCGGGTGCGTTCGGCGCGGGCGGCGCGCTGCTCGGGCCGGCGGCGGTAATCCCTTGCGCGCCGCTCATTTCGGTTTCCTTTTAGGCTCTGGGCGCTTCTCTACGCCACTCAGCTTGCCTTTGTTGATGGACGCGTAAAACACGCTCTTCCCCTTTTTGTCTCCGTATCTATTCCGCATCGCCGTCAGAATTGTGCGACCTTTCGGAGTTAGGGGCATTTCCAGGGCTCTGCGGATATTGCATCCTGATCTCGTCGCCTTCCCAGCTATACCAGATCGGATGGCGGCCGCCGATCCTCAGATTGAGCCACTCGCATTTATAGGCGAAGCGCTTCATCACCTCTTCGCGCGGCGGCCATTTGATTTCGGTCACGACTTCGCCAACCCCGGATATTTCCGTTCAACGGCGCGGCGCACCCGGGCGGCCACCGGCTTGCCGGCGCTGCGCGCCAACGCGTTGCGCGCATGCGCGCGATCCTCGATCGGGTAGCTGCCCGGGCCGGGGGCCTTCTCCGGGATCGCAAAATCGCGGCGTGGAATGGCTTTGCGCGCCTTTGCCGTTAGGATGCTCATGTCATCGTCTCCTGGCTCATTGCCTGCTCGCGGGCCTCGATCTCTTCCGCCGTCAGCTCTTGGCCGAGCTGCATCAGCTCGCCCTCAGACCATCGCAGCCGGTGCAGGATGTGCAGGGCCAGCGCGCGCTTGCCCTCGTTGTAGGCGGTCAGTTGCGCATCGCCTTCAACGACGCTCGTCGATAACAGGCCGCCGGCCGTCAACAGGTCGCGCAGCACGCGGCTGCCCTCGGGGCTATCAAAGACCGTCTGATAGGCATTGGCCAGCTCGATGCGGCGGTTGTATTGCGGAAACAGCCGGCGCAGCGCACCGCTGGCGAACCATTGGCGGCCGTTCATATCACCCGCACTCCCGGCGGAAGTTCATGGTTGCGCTCGAGGTCGACTAAGAACTGGCGATATTCCGGCGTGCCGATCAGCGGCCACTCGATCCACGCCGCCTCAAAATCGGGGCGGTGAGTCGTGCGCCAATAACGGCTATGCGGCTCGGGCAGCCTCGCCAGCTGTCGCGCGATCTCCTCGACCATCGCCTTGACCTGCGGCGTCAAGACGTCCGTCGCGGTCACCTCGGCCCGATGCAGGTCGCAGAAATGCAGCACCGTGCGCAGCCTGATCGGCTTCGGCATCGGCACGGTCCAGGGCATCGCGGGAATTTTCACAAACAGTCCGCGGGCCGGCGGAATTCTGCAGCCGCCATGATCGCATCGGGCCTGCGCATAGCGGGCCGCCACATAGACGCTGCCGAGCCGCGGGTCAAAACGGTGGCGGAATTGCGGGTCGCTCATGGGTTGTCAGGGATCTGGCGCGGTACCAGCCGCGCATGCCGGTCACAATAATCCTTGTCCTTGATCTTGGTGGTTGCGGTCGTCGCGCACACCACGCAAAGCGCGGGTGCGGCGGCCGCGATCTCGAGCAGGGCGCGGACATGTTCCTCGATCTCAGCGCGGCGGCGGAGGATGTCCTTTTTCAGCCGCTCCGCGTCGATCAGCCCGGCGCGGAAATCCTCGATCATCGGCCGGCAGATCGCGAGGATCGCTCGATCGTGTGCCTCTTCCTTGGTCACAGGCTATCCCCTATCCGGCCGCGCGCTGCTGCGCGACCTGCGCCAGGTTGACAAGCGCGGCGCCACCCTGATTGGCGGCGCCGGCGATCTGCTCGGCCGTCTGCGCTTCGTGCGCCTGCTGCTGCATCGCCGCCTGGCGCTGCCGGATCGCCGCCACCTGCTCGGGCGGAAGCATCACCGCAGCCGGCGCGTTCAGATCCTCGGCCGTCAGCCGCATGATCGCATCCGTGTCGATCGACATTGGCGCTGTCGGATCGATCTGGCGCAACTCGAGCTGCGTCTGCATCAGCCGCTGCACGGCGTCGAGTTGCGCGCCCTTCTGCGCGATCGCGATTGGCGATACGTACTCGGCATGCCAAGGCTGCCCGGCCAGTTCCTCGGGCGGCGCCGGAAACGGGCTGCCGGGGCCGAACCGGCGCGCGCGCGATTCGCGCCACAAGATCATGAAGGTGCGATTGATCAGCGGCTCCAGAAACTCCGCTGTCAGGCGCGACAGCATCGGCGACAACAGCCGCATGTCCGATTGCTGTTTCTGCACGTAGAACGTGGCGGTGACACCCTTGCCGGTCGAGGCCGGATCGCGCGGATCGACCGGCATCGCCAGATATTCCAGATAGAAGCCTCGGTTGATCTGCTGAATGAGCGCGTTCAACAGCTCGAGGCCGATCTCGATATTCCCCTTTGTCTCAATCGGCGCGATCCGATCGGTGGGTCTGGTCCCAGAACGGAAGTAATTGAGGCTGCCGGGGGTGGTCTTAATCGGCACGATGAAGCCGTCATCCGGCAATTGGAGCGGCGGATCGACGATTTTTTGCGCGCCCTTCCACAGCAGTTTGACGAATTCATTGAGCATCTGCACGTCCGGCAGCTGCAGCATTCCGGGGCCGCGTCCGTAGATTTCGCCCGCGGCCTTGGCGAAGCGCGGCACCAGGAAGGGAAATTCATGGTAGCCGCCAACGTCGATGACGGTGCGGTCTTCCTCGCTGACATACACGCTTTCGAACGGCATGTTGCGGCGGTCGCCGCGCTGCGTGTCGCGCCGTTGGCGCGGCTGCACCCGGTGCAGGTACCAGAATTTTTCGTCGTGCTTGCCGTCTGCAACCGCCTTCAGCGCTTTTTCGCCGGCGCGCTCGCCCCACTGGTCTACAGCCTGCTTGGCGGTGAACTGCCAGCGGCGCACCACCCGGTCAATCCGGTCTTCCTCGTTCTCCCAGCACACCAGCTCCCGCATGTGGCGCGTCGAGAACAGGATCGTGCGGCGCGGCGAGGGCAAGACCGGCATCGCCGCGGTGCCGATGGTCACAAGATCGAGATAAAGCTCGTAGCTTTGCGCGGCGAAATTGTGCGACGGCCCGTTGAAGTACCGATACATCGCCAGCGTCGCTTGATCGAACCAGCGCCGTACGCGCCAGTTGCGCGCGAGCCGATCGTCATCGGGGCTCAGCGCGAACCAGGGCAGATAAGGGCTGGTCAGGTAGGAATGCAGGCCGGAAGCGCACTGATCCACCGCCGTCAACGGTGCCGACGTAAAGATCCACTGCATGCGCTTCGCGCCCGGCGCGCGGTGCACGATGTAATCGGCGCGGTTGGGCAGTAGATAGTTGGCGATCCGCTGCCAGTGCGTCATCCATACGCCGCGATCGGCGTTTCCGCGCTCCCAGTCGCGGAGGATTTCTTGAGCTAGCTCGTCCGCCATCTCATGCGCCTAGCAATTGCCGCTTTGTGGTGGGTGGCGCGCCAAGGACGCCCAAGCCCGAGGTTAGGATCGTTGAAGCCTGCCCGGCGCCAGAGCCGGCGGCGGCGGCGGCCGTCTGTCCGGCCGCCTGCACGCTGGCGCTGGTCGGCGTCGGGGGCGTCGTCGGGGTCACGCTCGGCGTGGTCGGCGCGGGCACCTGCACGATTTCCGGTGCCGAGGGGCGAGAGAATAGCGCAGCCATCTTCCCATTCATCCCATAACAAGACGATCACGGCTCGCCAAAATCCGCCTCGTTGTCGATCGCCCAATCGTCCAGGGGCGTCGGGTTCGAATCCTTGAAGCGCGGCAATCCCCACGGAAAGAGTGCCACTCCGCGGCCCGGCGGCACGTCGCCGACAATCTGCGCGGTGGTCTGCGTCGGCTGCGCGGGCAGCTCCGCGGTGAATGTCGGAGTGGCTCCGGGTTGCGGCGTCGGCGGCGGCCAGGTCGGCGCGCCGAGTGTGTATTCCGGCGGGTTTCCGTCCGGGATCAGCGGCAACACCACTGCCAAGACCTGCGCGCAGGTCAGCGGCTGATAGCCGTTTTGCTGATAGGCGAGATGCAGCGCGGCGTCGATCTCGGCGGTCAGCACCACCCCCGGGGCGCATTGGGCAAAAATCGCAAGCAGGTCGTAATACGGGCTCGGCTGCGGCGAGCGCACCGCCGCGCTCCAGCTCTCTTGTGCGGCTCCTTGTTCCGCCATCGTGCCGATGCCCGCACCGGGCACCGCCCATCCGTCCGTGGCAAGACCGCTCTCCGCCTGTGTGAGCCCAAATCTGCCGGTCTCTCCGGGGCCGTCGGTCGCGGCCCCGCTCTCGGTGATCCCCACCGTGATGGTGATTGTCTCGGTGACCGCGTCAGTCGCCGAGCCGCTCTCGCTGATCGAGACCGTGATGCTGTTCGATTGGACCGTGTCGGCCGCCGCGCCGCTCTCGGCGACGCTGAGCGCCAACTGCGCCGTCTCGGTGACCGTGTCGGCCGCCGCGCCGCTCTCGGCGACGCTGACGGCGATCGGACCGCTCGCGGCCAGGAAATAGTGCGCGGCGCGCGGCGCGCCTGGGCGGTTGCTGGGCGCGATCCACTGGCCTTGCCCTTGGCCGGGGATCTGTGGCGCGTCGGCAGCCGCTCCGCTCTCGGCGACGCTGAGCGCCAACTGCACCGTCTCGGTGACCGTGTCGGCCGCCGCGCCGCTCTCGGCGACGTTGACGCTGATTCCTGTGGTGGTGACCGTGTCAGCGGCCGCGCCGGCCTCGCTGACGGTGAGCGCCAGCTGTGCCGTCTCGGTCAGCGTATCGGCGGCGGCCCCGCTCTCGACGATCGCCGCTACCGCCTGGGCGATAAAATACTGCGCCGCCCGAGGCGCACCAGGTCGATTGCCGGGGGCGATCCACGGCATCGGCTTAGCGGCGGCGGAAACCGGCCGCGGCGCGGGTCGCAACCCGCTTCGGGCAGGGCGAGGTCAGCGCAACCCCGGCCGGCGACCAACAACTCCAAAAGCTCGTCACGCCCGGCGGGTTCTGCACATTGGTGCCGCCGTAAGCGGTCGAGCTGGTGGTCGGGCTGCCCTGCGTTTGAAGATTGACCGGGGCGCCGTTGGCGGTCACGTCGTAGATCAGAAACTGATCGTAATTCGCGGTCGGGCCGCCCGAGCCGGTGCCGTTGTCTTC